CACGTTTGATGTTATCAAGAGTCTCAACAGTAGGACGAGACATATCAACTGTCTTACCTTCAAGTGCTAATAAATCTTGTGCTTCTTTTGTCGCTGTTTTAAATTGCGGTAGTTCTAAAAACTTCAATACTTTAGGGTCTGTAACTTCACCAAAAGAATAAGCCTTTTGATAAAGTGGAGATGAAACTTCTTTTTGTCTTTGAGCAATTACTGTTGTGTAATCAAAGGGGTCTGTAAACCCACCCAAGTATTTAGAAATATCAGCTTGGATTCGTTCACCCTGACCTGCTGCTCGTTCTTCAAGAGCAGCTTTGGCTGTTTGTCTTGCTGTACTTGGATACTTCTGAGCAACGTCAGCAAGTGACCTTACATTTTCACCTGCAATATCAGCTATTCCAACTGGTTTAGTAGTGCGAGTAATTGTCTTTTCTAAGTCAGCAGAAGCAAGAATCATCTTTTCTAAGTCAGCAGGGCTTACCTTATCACGATACAAAGCCTCTAATAGTTTAGCTTTTGCACGATTTGCATAGTCAACACTTTGACCAGTAGCCAATCCAACAGCCCTACCAACTTGCTGAACAACAGGGATACCACTTGTTACATCAACAACTTTACTACCTGCCATTCCAATACCTTTGGTAACAGCAGGTGCAGCACCACCTACAAGACCCCCAAGAGCACCACCAGCTTGTGCGCCAGCCATACGCTCACCAACCCCTGCGCCACCAGCACCACCGAGTGCGCCAGTAAGTGCGCCTGTGACAGCAGATGCGCCAGCCGTAACTCCTGCACGAACCAATGGTGCAGCGTCTTTAGCCATTTGTGCATATCGAGCCGTTCCCAAGAATGGTAATAATGCGTATGGCAATCCACCAGCAATCTCAGTAGCTAATGCAGTTTTAGGATTTTGTTGACCATAACTTTGTTTAGCAAGTTCAAGTGCTGCTAAGTTTTGCTCGTAAGTACCTTGACCAGATAATGATTTCATCAATGATTCAAGTTCATCAGCAAAACCAAATGTTGCACCTTGTGCCAATGAACGCCCTGCGCCATACTCAGAAGTCTTACCACCAGATTTTTTAACAAGGTCTAGTGCCTTGGTAAAAGTTTCTTGAGTGAATCCTTCTTCTTTTAGGTACTTGTTAATATCATCAACAGGTGCGTTTTTATCAACCATCGTGATAAGGTTTTGTCGAACTCGATTGACATTCTCATAAGCCATTACTGACCTCCACGCAAAGAATCACGCAATCTAGGATTTAATCCGTATGCGCTAGTCATTGACTCAGGTGCTGTCATAGTTGGTACTTTGTATGATTTACCACCAGCAGCAATCATGTTTTGAGTCAAAATATTACGGAATATTTCTTTATTCTTAATTGTTTGTGCATCATCATTGTATTGAGGGAAGTAGTTAATAAACTCTTGTTTCCACTCGTCTACACCAATTGCTGCGCCTGATTCTTTGCGCAAATTACCACGAATAAAGTTATTAGCCGCTTGCAAGTATTGCCTACGCTCTGGAGACAATCCACCAACAGTTTGAGGAATAACCTCTGGGATTTTTTCGCCAATTAAAGGAATAGCACCCAATATAGCTTCACCAAACTGAGGCGCAGCCCCTGTAGCTAATTTTGATGTAATTGCATTTGCAAAAACCATACGAGATGCAAAACCAGCCGCATTAGTTTCATCTACAGTTGGCTTACCAGTTTTTGTAATTGGCTTACCATCAGCACCCATAATAGGTGTCATTTGCATTGTTCTTGGATTAAAAGCCATCAATCCTTGGTCTGTTTCAACACTTTGAAAACTTACAGGGCCTTCTGGCGCACGACCTTTAGGAATACGAGAAACCTCTTTGCCACTTGAATCCAACTGAATAATTGCGTTTCCAACATCTTGATATGTAAATCCCTTTTTAGATTTTTCATAATCTAAGAAAGTACCTGCAAATCCTTGGTCTTTAGCTAAATTATATTGAGCAATTTCACTAGGTATTGGTTCACGCTTTGGTGCGCCTTCAGCAACAGTTTCAACTTTTCCAGTAATAGGATTAACTCGAATAAGTTTTGCGCCTTCAGCCAATGAAGTAGTTTCACCACCCATTGCTTTTGTTGCAGCAATCAACTCTGATAAAGTCTTACGACCTTCAACAGAACCCATCAATTGAGGCGCAATACGAGCCAAGTCAAAGCCAGCAGGTCTAGCTTCTACAGCAGGTGTCTCACCTAAGTAGCGACCATCTTCCTCAACTGGTTGAGCAGGCATACCCATAACTTCTGGCGTAACACCTCTACCAAGTACACCTTGAATTCGTTGTTGTTCAGCTAAAGATTGTTGCTCTAGCTTACGCTTACGAACCATGTCTTGCAATTGAAAATTCTGTAACTGGCTTTGCAATGTGTCTTGCATACCACCTTTATAGGCTTTCTGACCAAGTTGCAAACCTTCAGCAATAGACTGACCTGTGTTGCCACCTGCAAACAATCTACCAGCTAATGCGTAGAGTGCTTGTGCTTGGGCATCGTCACGATTACGAGCAATGTCAGCTTGTGACATACCCAACAGACCCATTGTGTCTGCACCGCCTGTACCGAAAATGTCTAATAGTCCAGCCATGTTAGATTCCTAATTGTGCCAAAGTAGCATTAGATGCAGCACCTAAACCACCAACATCAACAAAGTTGCTAGGAGTAGAACCAAAACTAGATAACCAATTTCCTATATTTGGAGAACCTAGATTCTTATACAAGCCACCACCAACAGCCGCAATGCCTAATAGGTTTTGCAATGTAGATGTATCAGCAGAACCACTAGCAGTAGACTGACCTACTCGACCTAGTGGGTTGCCATAGACAAGTGATAGATAGTTCTGTAAGTTCTGTTGGGGTTGGTTTTGTAAGAAGTTAAAACGCTGAATATCAGCACCCATTTGCTGACCTGTGTAACCTTCACGCAACTGACCTGCTTGCAACATTTGCTGAATGTCTTGGTAATCAGCACCAGCCATCTGGGGCGCAGCCATCGTAGCCTGTTGCTGTCTTGCTCTCTCATCAGCGTAGTTCTGATAAGCAAGTTGACCAGCCGTGTTAGTCAATTGTTGACCAAATACACCTGCTGCCCTGTCTTGCAATGAACCCATAGCACCAGAGCCATAACGCCCTGCTAGGCTAGACTTAGATGCAATGTCGCCTAAAGTTGTTTTAAACTGAGTCTCAGCCGCTTGTGCAGCAGGTTTAAACGCACCTTGAAAGAAAGGGTTTCCACCTAGAAAGCCACCAGAAACTGTGTTCTGTAGCTGATTCTGTGCAGACTGAAGTAAGGGATTACCCAAAGAAGCACGAGCCTCTAAAGCCTGTAGACCAGTTTGAGTGGTAGTGCTAGGGCTTACAAAGGTAGGGCCACCATAATACTGTGGGCCACCGCCCTGATACGCTTGCTGTGCTTGCTGTAAGCCATACGAAAGGTACGGCTGAATTGTTGGGTCAATTGACGATGTGGTAGTGGTAGCCATCTTTACTCCTAGAGTTTCGGATTCCAAGATGGGTCATCCACGGAATCCATTATACATAAATTATTAAAATCAACCAATAATTGCATACCGATATGTCTTATTGGCAGTCGAATTTGCAAAATGGGTTATCGTAGCCGTACCCTGTCCTTGGGAACTAGCGTAAATACCATTAAAAGTAGCACCACCGCCTACTAAATTCATAGTAGCTATGACTGATGGCACAGCAGGTCTTGTCGGGCTTGTGCTTGTCCCAAAATGCTCAATACTTACACCAGTATTTTCAGTTCTCCACACAATCTCAACATAATCATTAGCAGCCATGTCAATAAAGAAATTCAATGCAGCAATGATATGACTTGGGTCACCAGAACTTTTCCTCGGAGGAGGGTGAAATCTACTGTTTGAGTTTGCGATATTTGTTCCATTCTTACGAAACCAAACATCCACATCTTGACCATCGTTTGTGGTGTTCTTAAACTGAATGGAAAACTGTAAGTTGTAGAGTCCTGCGTTTTTTACATTTAACCTAGAACTATTTGATAACGTAATTCCATTAGAGAAGTCGGTTGTATCAAAGGTAATAGGATAAGCAACAGTCGTACTAGCAGCAGTCTGGTCTGTTCCATCTTGAAAAGCACCATAAGGCGCAGAATCAGCAAAAGCAGCAGCAGAGGCAGGGACAAACAGGATAACGCTGTCTGGGCCTATCCTTCGGTCTGTCAAAGTGGTAGTTAAAGCACCACCAGTTGCTAACGTCAAAGTCCCTGTGTTATTGGTTTTGCCATCCATGATTCCACGGACTACTTCAGCCACAGCCCTCTGGTCACCACCAAAAGCAGGGAGGCTTCTAAACATTAGCGAACTCCCTGACCCACAACGTCAACGTCCACAGCCACAGCGTTCTTCCAATCTGCACCAGTAGGCACAACTTGAATACGATGGTAACGCCCTGCGCTACGCAAAGAAACCCTGTTGTCTGAATCAGCAGCCACAGCAGTACCAAAAGTAACGTCTTGGCTTAACAATGTGCGAGAAGCTATAGCAACTGTTGCAGAACCATTGTCTACCAATGGACGAGCCAAAGTGACCACGGAAGGCCCACCCAAATCAATGTCGCCAGTAGAAATTACGCCTGTAAGGGGCTGCCCTGTGTATGTGTAAACCTTTGCGCCTAGCGTACCACCAAGGAAATACTTACCGCCTACATAAAGGCGTGAGTCTAAACTTGTTGTCAATGCGTCAATAGATGCGTTAATGCTATCCAATTGTTCTAAAGTTACAGCAGTCGTAGATGCCTCAGACAAGTAGTCAGTACCTGCGTCTGCATAAGTCCATCTCTTTGTAGCAAAGTTGTAAATGATTAGTTTACGATTTCCGTCTGTAGCTACATAGTTCCAAATAACCAGTTTGCGAATAGGGTCAACAGCAGCAGACATAGTTCCATAGTCAGATTCAGATGCGTCATCAATAAAGAATCGGTCAACTTTCTCGCTACCAATTGACTGAACAGTCTGACCATCACACAAATAAAAACCATCGTCAGATAGGAAGAATGTAACGCCTTGGTACTGAGCAATCGAACCCGAAACCATACATCCCTTATTACGAGAGATGTTGTCAAACTGGAATATAAACGGAGTCCCTACATAGGTCATTCGGCTAATGGCTCTTTCTAAGAACACCAAGCCAAACTCACCACCACGGATTCCCACAATCTGTCCACCATCAGGAATGTCCTGATAATCAGACTGAGTGTTTACACTCTCTACCCAATCAGTCTCATCGTTTAAAGCAGACCATCTAACACGATACTGCTGCTGTGTCGTTTCTAGCGTATTAGCACACACAACAAAGTCACGCACCACAGTAATAAATTTAGCAATAGGTGCAGATGCACTTAAATTAGCAAATGACGTAGATGTTCCTAGCGTCCATGCTTGTAGTACATCAGCATTGTTAGTCGTAATAACAGTCTTACCAAACTGAGTAAACCTAACCCTATCGTTAATTCCAGTAGTCATTCCTGTCTTAACTTGAGTCAATGCGCCAATACCACTTACTGTAAAAATCTTAGATGCGCCAGAAGTAAACAACTGGGTTGTCGAGTCTGGATTCTTGGCAGCGTACAAAGACACTAGGTCTTCGGTAGCAGTACCAGTAAACGCTACAGGACTAGGAAATGGGCCATAACCCACAGCTTGAGAAACCACGTTCTTAGCGTCAGTCAATGCGCCAGAGATACCTGATTGGTCAGGCATCCACTCACCTAGTTGTATTCTTTGTGTAGGCATATCAGATGTATGTATTACGCATTGCCAATGGAACGCCTGAGAATTGACCCTTCTCGTCAGAGCGAGTCAATGAACTCATACCCCTATCAAACATAGTTCCCCATGTGTTAACACGAGCATCATTCATCAAGTAAGGCTCTGCCTCAAGCAAAGCCGCATACAGAAGCAAGTCAGGACAAGTTACCAAGAACGCATTGCTTGTGTTTGCATCACTTAGGAAAGTAGGCGCAGCAGAGTAAACAAGATTCAATGTGTAGTTGCTATCAGGGATAGGTGCTAACTTAAATGTTGTAGCCAATACTGTGTAATCCAATGGCTTACCTGCGTCCATGCTTCGTGAGTTACGAGAAAATAAAGACGGAGATTCATAGTTCAATGGTCTAACAGGATTACCCGTAACCACAAAATCTTTTACTTCCAAGAAGTCAGAAGGGATAGTAACTGTCGCTGTTCCTGATACGCAGGTCAGCGTTACTGAAGTCAACATCTGACGAATACGCAAGTCTCTACGCAAGCGTACTTCTGCCAAACGGATAAAGTCTGGAATCTGAGTCGTTAGGTCTGAACGAGCCAAGTATCCTGCGATAGATGTCTGTAGTTCAGCATATGTAGTAATGCTCATACAACTCCTGTTCTAGTGCGCCATGCACGATTCATTGGGTCATTTAGAAAAGCAGCAAAACGCTTGTCATCTAGAACAGCAAAGCCACGCATGATTCCCGCTTTGTTTAAGTCATCAATGACTGTCATAGGAATAGATGCAACCTTGTTACCAAACAATTGGTCAGACCATCTTGCTCTCTCGTCATACGAGTTATATTCTTTTTTATTCTGCTCAACAATATCAGACACATCTTGACGAGTCTGAATAACGATGCCACCTTCGCCATCAGCATGAACAGCAGTTTGTCTAAAGTTTTCCATACATCAATTCTATCAGTTTGAGTAGAAAAGAAAAT